TCCTTCTCGCAGACTAAACAACTGCGGATCCTGCCCTGTGCATCTAGCTCCTCCCTGAACATCTGCTCTACTTCCCCAAAGTGCATGTCCAGCAAGTTTGCTATAAGCTTCCAGTAATTGGGACTGGGTATCCGGGGTGGCTTCGCCTTTAAATGCCAGCGGGCCGTGCTGTCGGTAACTCCAATCTCATCCCTCCACTTTTCGAGGGATATTCCCTTTTCCCTTACTATTGTTTTTAATAAATAACTCATATCCTTGAAGGTGTGTAGTTTTTGATAATCGGCTTTCCCCTCCAAGGAGCCATCATTTTTTCCCATTCCGGTGTTGCGGGAAACATCTTGCAGCCAAAAGTTGCTATAGCCAGTGCCATTACACAGTCATCATGGGATCCAGACTGTGCGGCCATCTTCCCGTTCGGCATATTAACAAACGTCTGAAGCTCATCTAAAATCTTCGGTGAGTGGATCTTGAGTTCGCGCTCCCTGATAAGCTCCTTTAAATAATCTATGATCAACGGCTTGCTCTTTACCGTTGTATGAAACCCTAACTTCCTCGCCGTCCGGGACGACCTTTCATCTAATATCTTCTCGCTGTAGACGTTCGGATATAAATGAACGTCAGAGAGAAACTTCAAAGTCACCAGCCCGTGGTTGTTGCGCTCCACAAAAAGCTGGGCGTTGTTGTACCACCGGCCAAGGCTCGTTAACTGCCACGCCAGCAGATCTGGATCAATCTTAGTCCGCAGCAGCGCCACCTCCTCATACTGCTCTGCATCTATAACAACCGCTACACTCCAGTCCGTGTCACGCCCGATCTCTAATCCTTCCGATACGTCTACCCCGATACGGTACTCCCGCCCGGTAACAGGACGGAACCATGTCTGGAGATCACCCTCCTCCATGGCCTCAATAACATATTTCTCCTTTACCCTACCCTCTTTGTATGCATGTACAGGGATATAGAACCCTTCGCTGGGGGCCTCTCGTTGCCTCTTCTCAGAAGCCATTACCATCTCGTTCATCACCTCTTGGTCAAAAACGCTGCGGCCCGTTGTAACAAAAGCCTGCCTTGCCGTGGTGGGGAACTCCTGATGGAATTTCCTTAAATCATTCTGGCACTGAGTCTTAATGCATTGTCTGCGCCAATTCAGGTTTTCGAGGGTAACAGTAAAATTGACGTTGTCATCCAGCCCGATGTCGTATTCGCATCCCACACCCAAGAGTTTAGACTCCTCCTCACCCCCGTATCTGGGATCCTTACCAATACTGTCCTCGAATTGCTTCCGCTCCTCTTCTCCGCTGAATTCTTTTGAGTAGTGCTCATATATGTACCAAGGAAAAAATATTGCCTCCCAACCTGAATCACCATTGTATGCGTCCCAGAACATGTCATGGAAAACCCCGCCTACACCGGCCGCCGTACTTTCGATTACCGCCTCCGTGTTAAATCCCTGAACAACGCAGTTCAGCAGACCGAGGAGAAAATCCTCCCCCCCGTGGCCCCAGGAAGCGACTTCGCTGCAATGCAGATAGTCAATCTTGCTTCCCCTTACCTCACGGCCACCTACCGTTGATAAAGAATATGAGGAATTAAGCCCGCCGCCGTCACCTCCCCAGTGAAGCTCACGCTTGCCGCTGTATTTCATCTGCGGCTTCACCTCCTTGGGAAGATGCTGCTCCATTGTCCGTGTCATGGAAAACATCACGTCCGTAGCAGCCTTACTATGGGTGGTGATCTGTACCACCTTATTTTTATTCAAAGCTGCGTGGCGGAAGTACCGCCCCTGAACGTATGTGGACATCCCAAAGCGCCGTGCCTTCAGGACAATCATCCTGACGTGCTCCAACTCCCTAAGCTGGCGCTCCATCATGTGGTGAAGAACCTTTTGAACGGGATTTAAAGTGAAAGGGACAAGTTCCCCTGTCCCGAATCGTTGAATCTTTAAGCAGTTCTCAAAATAGAACTCCGGCTCCGCCCTTAACTTCTGAATCAAGGCTATAATAGCCTCTTCACTTAATTTTTCTGCCATTTACATACGCATTTTTTGCACTTACATCTTATATTATTGCACATTTTGACCTTACCTATAAAAAATATGATCCCCTAACTTTATGGTGAACTCCATTTTCTTAGCCCACCATGGACGTACATAATCAGCGTGATAATGGGTTGATTTGTTCGTAATATCAGGAACTCCGCCCAATATAACGTATTTTGCAATGTAAACGCACTCCCTCCACATCCTTTTGCTGCGGATTATGTCCGGTTTCCCGTCACAATACCAAGAAAATTGGCATAAGTGCTTGTGTTTCTTGTTTTTTGGCCCCTGAAATACAACTTCACATATGGAATTTGGAAATTCGGGACTCCTAACGCGGTTCATGGTGACTTGGGCAACTCCTATTTTCCCAATTCTTTCCTGAGTGGAGGCTTCAAAGTAAATGTTTGACGCCATACAGTCTAATTCCTTTTTATCCACTAGTTTTTCCTTCTCAACCGCCACTTCCTGTGGGATTTTAATAATAATGACTCCCGACATATCGCTTGCGCCGGTGGGGATTGCTAGAAAAACAGCAGAAAACAGGGCTAAAGCCCCTAGAAATACTCGCATATAACCTTTTTTGTACGAGGGACACCTCTAAACGTAAAATGTGAACTATTTTCTATGTGGAGGGGAAAAAAGTCAAAACGAGGCGCCCCCGTCTGGGAGGTGCTTAACCAAACGGGGACTAAGAGCCAGGTGGAGACGGGCCCTGACCCTGTACATGGTGTATAAATGGTTATAACTACTTTATGTATAATATAGGGGGCCACCGGGATCCCCCCGCCCCCCAAAAAAATCTATCATTATCTATCACGGAATTTTTTTTTCCGTGGGTCAGCCAGAAGAATTTTCGGGTGATGTTTGGCTTGCTTCAGGAAGTAAAACATTATCGGGCGTTATATCTTTTGTCTTCTGTAGCAAATCCTCGAAGGCTACGTCAAGCTTTACACTGGTAGTCAACTTGTTTTCCATGTTCAACCATTGCCCCAATTTTGTTACAGCCTGAATACTTGCCGTCCATGCGCCAGCCTGTCTCGATTCATGTGCAAGCTCAAGCATAGATTGAAAAACAGTATCTTGATTACACCCTATTCTTGCCAAATGCGCTGACTGCAAGCGTTCGCACATCCCCACAACTTCAGGCATTTTGAGAAGGCGAGTCGCAGTCGTTCCGCTGTTAGATTTTTTGTAGCCAGCCTGTTCAGCGCAAGCTGTTGCTGACTGATTACCTTTAGCATATAAAACACAGAAGTGCATCTGTTGAGGTTTCAGCTTTTCTGCCATTTTTTCCTGACGTTCGTTAAGTATTACAGTGACTTACAAGCCCCCTCTGTATTGCCAGTATTTGCAAGGCTTTGCAAGGCTCTTTTTCTGCGTAGAATTGCAAGCAATATATAAGAGGCGAGGGGGACAGCCTTTTAGCAATTATATCAATTGGTGATGTAATCGGCATTTCAATTATCCCCCGTTTAATTCAAATGAGTATTGACTTATGAAAGTAACTTTCACTGAGAAAAATATCAGCGCCCCTGTAAGAAGCGCAATTGCTCGAATGTCCCGAAGGGCGCGAGTAGCATCGGCTGAACTCTATTGTAAATATGGTTCACCGGAAGATCACTGCGATCAATTACTGGAAGCCCAGCGAATTGAGAAGCAGAAGTAATTAAAAAACTCAGCATTGAAGATCAAAGCAAATCAAGTATCTTGAATGCTGGGTTTAATTTTTTAAACTCTAACTTAAAAAGGTATTATGAGTAATATAAATTTAGCTGAAGGTATTGCAGAGGAAACAGAAAAAATTAACAGTTCTTTTTCCCAAGTAATGAAACTTGCAATTGATTTGAAAAATAAATGTGACGGCATTCAGCGCCTCGCTGATCGCAGACGTAAAAGCATGGAGCGCTTAAACTCAGAAATATTTGAGTTAAAAAAAGAGCGCATAGAATTAAGAAGTCAACGTGAGGAGTTGGCAAAGGTAGCACATCCTTTACTTGAAAAAAATAAAAAGGAAGTTGATTCAATTCCAACTGAAGATTTGAAATCAGCTTTAGTGCTGGCTTTATGTCAGCGTGATGTTGCAATGCGTAGTGTTATAAAAATTCATGCAATTTCAAAATTATTGAATGTGTGGAATAACCAAGAGAACAGCGGTGATGGCTCTGTTGAAGCTGATGCTGATCTTATTTCTGAAGTTAACCGAATTATCAAAAAGGGCTTATGAGAAACAAATTTAAAAACTGGCTTTCCCATGAATGGAAACTGGCAGTTGATGAGTGGAATCATCCTCAGCGTAATCCATTATGGTTTAAGTGTTTACTAATTGGCGCTTGCACTGTCTCAATAAGTGCAAGTATTTTCATTGCATTATTTCCTAACTT